GCGCGTATGGCATCCCTGCACCGGCCGAGCTTGCGGCGCTGCAGGAGGCGGTAGACCGCACAATCCCGTGCCATCTGGCGGTGCAGTTCCTCTGGCGCTGGCTGCTGGTGCGCGAGGTGTCCGCGATGACGGTCGATGAGCTGCAGTCGCACCCCATCAGCGATTTTGCGTTTGAGGAGTGATACAGTGAGCAAAACAACAAAAAATCTCGGGCTGTTTGAGTATGAGAAGGACAAGGACGGCGCGAGCACGTTTAATATCGAGCAGGCCCTTAACGGCAACTGGGACAAGCTGGACAACGAAGTTGCAGCGCGTGTAAAGACCACGGAACTGGCCGCCGAAGTCAAAAAGACCGTGAAAGGCGGCGGGCTGACTGCTCCAGAACTCGGCGCCGAGAAAGCAGGTGCGATAAAAGAGCACAACGCCTCGACAGCGGCGCACGCTGCACTGTTTAAGGCAATTAACGACGTGCTTGCGGCGCACGTCAAGGACACCGGCAATCCGCACAAGATCACGCCGGCGCAGATTGGTGCTATCGCACTGACCCTGCTCGGTCAGCCCGGAGGTCCGGCGGTGCTGGACAAGGACGGCCGTCTGACCGCTGACCAGCTCGGCGGCCTGATCGGCGGCGAGAGCGACAGCGGCACCGGTGAACTGCAGGACACCGAGATGGAGGTCGGCACGATCACCAACGCAGGGGCAGGCTGGAACACCTACCATTTTAGAGAGGCGTTTGAGGGCATCCCGCAAGTTGTATGTCAGGCCGAGGACTTTGACGGCATTGTACTGGTCAAGGACATTACCGCCGAGGGATTTCTTTATTGTCTGCGGAAGCTGCAGACAGGCAGTTACTACACCGGCGGCTCGACGGGCACCAATCCGTCGCACAGCGCGGCCACGTTGGTAAACGGTACGACGACCACGGCTGACGCAATCAAGATTAACTATGTAGCGATTGAATATGGAGGCGAGAGATAATGCTTGGCGTAAATCAGTCGGACTTTATGTCCTATATGAGCGCATTTAAGAGTAATTACCGCAAAGGCGTACATCGTATGGAAGCGATCCTTGCGAACCCGACCCATGCAAAGGAGTTTTCCGCCAACCTTGGCGGTGTGAGTGTGGTACTCGGCGTGCCGATCGAGCTGCCCGACCGCAACAGCGACAAGCTGCTTGAGCTGCTGCTCGGCAGTACGGTTGCCGATGATGCGGTGCTGACATGGATGCACCAGTTTTACGAGTTTACCGACTGGGACGATCTGCTCAGTGATTCCGCCCGCTGCAAGGAGATGGCCAACAACCCGCTGATCTGGCGCGCGGCCGGCGGCAGTAAGCTGGCGGTTGGCAAGTCTGTTGCTACGCTGGCGGGGCTGTCCTGCGCTGACTATGCAGACATCGACGCGGTAGCGGCTTCTCAGGTTGCTATGGCGGCCATTCAGAAATCGCAGACTGCGCTCAACGCGATTGCCGCATCGAGCATGGCAACCGCTAAATACGCAGCCGGTGCAGCAGGACTCAATCCGGCCGACTATGCTGACATGACCGCGATTGCAGCCTCTCAGGTTGCTATGGCGGCTATTGCAGCCTCTGCAACTGCGCGTGCAGCTATCTGTGCAAGTACCGTTGCATACAATTACCTGCTTAGCAAGGCTACTTATGCCACTATTTCTGGTAGATATAGCGGTTCTGGTTGGTCTACTCGTTATGATAAGCCTTGTATTGTACTGGAATGGTGCTATTCCTACAATAGCGGCACTTCCGGTATTCGCACCTGTTTGGATGGCACCGCCAGCAGACAGTACACAAGTTCGCAGCGCTATAATAGTTCGATGGGTAGCAGTAATTTCAACAGCAATGCCAAGGTGTCTGGCACTTATTACAAGGAATTTGTATTCTGCTCGAAGCTCGAAACGTACAATTCTCAGGGTGACTGGCCGGCAATCAGCATCGCTTATTTCCCGCTTCCGTAACGGTAAAATCCGCCTAAAATCGTCGCTGTGTAGCTACGCATTATCTTCCTAAGACGTACCACGCACCTCAAATATGCTGTTTTGACACAGCATATTTGAGGAAACGCGGTGCGAAGATGCATAGCTATACAAAATCAGCGGGCAAATCAGGCTATATTCGGGCGGTTACTGCGCATTAGGAAGATAATGCGTAGTAAATCACGTCTAAAATTCAGGCTGCTTTGCAGGGAATATAGACAAATGTAACCCGGCCCGAGGAAGAAGAATCAGCGTTGGCGAAAGCCTCCAAACCGGCGGATGTAGTGAACAGATTGATGCTCTGTGCACTGCCTGTTGAAGAATACGTCTTGGCTCCGGATGCAGTTTCCGAAGTGTACACATAGCGCACACCGAATGTCCAACCAGAATTATTATGAGTCGCAGAGATGATAAAGCACGGACCGTTCGTTACCAATTTAGCATAATTACCGTTGTATGCACTGGTACTTACGCTCTTTTTCAGCGGACTGGAAGCCAAAGCAGCCAATGCAACGGAAGAATTGGTAATTGCAACCCGAGCTTTACCCGATCCGGCAATGGCCGCCATAGCAACCGAAGAAGTCACCACGGCATTGAGTGCAGTGGCGTTTCCAATCACGGCCGCCATAGCAACCTAATGCGACGCAAACACTCCCCATTTGGCGTTTTGGTATGTATAATAAATATACCAAAATCCGAAAGGGGAATCACAATATGACGGCCAAAACAGAGCTGACAAGGCAGCTTCTCGCAACTTTTGCGGCGGGAACGCCGACCGCGGACGAACTCGACGCTATCTTAAAAGGCTACATTATTTTTAAGGAAAATGATGAGCAGCGCAGCGACTTGAAGCGGCGGATCAAGCACTATCTGGGCGCAAAGAAGATTGACGGCCTATCCGCCAGAACGCTGGCGAACTACCGCAGCCACCTTGAATTATTTGCATCTAAAGTGACCAAGAGCACGGCCAAAATCACCACCGACGACATCCGAGGTTACATTGCATTTTTGGACGAAACGCGCAATCTCAAGGAAACGTCACTGCAGACGCATATCAACAGCCTGCGGGCGTTCTTCGGCTGGCTCACGATGGAGGAAAAGATCAAGAAGAACCCGATGAGCAAGATCAAGTCCATCAAGATCGACAAGGTAGGAGCACGCCAGGCGCTGACGGTGGAAGAACTGGAACGCCTGCGCGATGCCTGCGTAACCTATCGAGAGAAGGCACTGATCGAGTTTCTGGTATCCTCCGGCTGCCGATTGAGTGAGGTCGCACAGCTTAACGCGTCCGATCTCGACCCCATCGGTCGCACGGTGCGCGTCACCGGCAAGGGCGATAAGGATCGGCAGGTGTATTTTTCCGTTCGCGCACGCCTGATGATTGAGGAGTACATGATGCAGCGTAAGGGAGGCACCGGCTTGTTTGTCAGCAGTAAGGCACCCTACGAGCCGCTGAAACCTCGGGCGATCCAGCGCATGGTACGGGCAATCAGCCTGCGGGCCGGTCTGGATAAGCGGGTGCACCCGCACCTGCTGCGTCATACGTTTGCGACGTTGGCGCTTAACGGCGGCATGGATATTGCGGTCATTCAGCGGCTGTTAGGCCATGAGAATATCGCAACTACACAAATTTACGCTGAAATGTCGGATGAAACAATCCGGCATCAGTATAACAAATATGTAGCGGTTTAACCGCGGAAAGGAGCACAAATGAAAATCAACGGAATCAAGGCGCTGGACTATCAGTGCCAGGGCGACAGCCTGACGTTGGTGCTGTCCGAAACCACGTTTGATGCGGTGTCCAATCTGAACACCGCGCTCATCGAGGTCCGCACCGATGACGGCGATCTGGTTGAGGCGCACGGCGGCTATGCGCTGCGTGCCATCACCTACGACAAGGACAAGCAGACGTATACTGTCGCTTGCACCACGGCCGCCGACGATACGACCGCGCAGGCGATCTCGCAGTTAGTGTCTAAGGTGGAGAAGCTGGAAACCAGCAACACCGCGCTCGCTGCACAGGTGGACTACATCAGCATGATGACCGATACGGAGGTGGCGTAAATGGCTAACTGGTTTGAGAAGATCAAGAAGTATTACGACGCCGGCCTGTGGACCGAGAAGATGGTCGGCAACGCGGTGGTGAAGAAGAAAATCACCGTCGAGCAGTACAAGGAAATCACCGGCGAGGACTACAACAAGTAAGAATCACCGGAATTTTTACACTTGATAGGGCAGAAGCCCGGTTATGTATCCCAACAACATCTACATCAAGAACTATGCAACCATCAAGAAGTACCCCGGCGATATTGGTGTACAGCTGGACCAGTACGACAACGCGCACGGCCTCAAGCACAACGCACTGGCCCGCGCCCAGTACAAGCACTGGCGCAGCGTTCAGACCGGCGTACCGGAACTGCTGAGCGTAGAGGATAAGCGCCTGCTGGGGCTGTAAAACAAGAAAAACCGCCTGAAAAGGCGGTTCATTGACAGGGTTCGGCAGCGTATGCTATAATACAAACGGACGCTGTTACATATGGCGGTCAGACCCTCTTTTCCTTTCCCGCAGTCTGCGGCAGGAAGGAGGTGGCGCGGATGCAGAAGAAAGCATTTAGGCTTTTTGTATGTGCGGCAGTATTGCTGTACATTTTCTGTATAAAAGCGCGATGACCGTCCGGCTGGCACCGAAACGGTCATCTTAAATAGATCGACTGCATGAGGGTCTGACTGCTGTAACAGCGTCCCTTTGGTTATATTATAGCATATGCTCCGGCTTTGTCAAGAACGACAGACCGGGGCGTTTTTGCGCCTCGAGGGAAAAGAGGTTTTATGGATAATCCGATCACTCGTGCCGAGCACGAGGAGTTTCGCCGACGGCTCGAGGAAGAAAATCGTCGGCAGGATAAGCGCATCAAGCTGCTGGAGGATAATATGCGCGAGCTGAACCAGCTGACAGCCTCGGTCAGCAAGCTGGCTTCCAGCATCGAGAGCATGGTGAAAGAGCAGGAAAAGCAGGGCAGGCGGCTAGAGACGCTCGAGGACCGCGACGGCGCGATGTGGCGCAAGGTTGTGGCTTACGGCGCGACGGCACTCGTCGGCATTTTCGTCGGCTATGTCGCTCGGCAGCTTGGTTTGAACTGAGAAAGAGAGGTACTTATGAACTGGAAAATCAGAATCAAGAACCCGGTATTCTGGGTGCAGATCGCCCTTGGCGCGTTTGCAACG